CGGTCAACGTCACCTGGGATGCGAACAACCAAAAGTTCCAAGACAAGGACACTGGTCCTAAGTTTTCTATGGTGAAGACGGCCATGAGAACCAGGAGAGACATCGACGACGAGGACTCCGAACCATCCTGGTTTTGAAATTTTTTTTAGAAAGTTTGTCACGCTCGGTGACTACTGCACCAGTACTACTGTTGAGGGCGTCGTTAACCCTCACGACTTCTCCCCTTGTCTTCATAGGGGGAGGGGTCACCCGCCCTCTCCTCCTTTTTTTCCTCGGGGGGAGAGGGCATCCCTTTTCGACAACAAAATTAATTTTTTTAAAGAGCGAGGTTAACTTTTTAGGTCGTCAAACGTAATGGTAAGTGAGAGCAAGAGGTTCGTAGGGGATTCTTGCTTTCAGTCTCTCTCCCTTTTTTAGGGTTTGAGGGAGAGAGACACCCCGCCCCTACAACAACAAACAACAAAGGAAGACCAATGAGGTCATCAGAAAGAAGACAGAACGAAGAACAGCCAATCAAAAGAATTTTGGCAATGATGCTCGATGAAGGAGGTGTTTGTAGAGCCTGGGCTACTGGCCCAACGACGGAAGTCGAGGATGTCAAACAAGTAGCCAAACAACAACTGGCTAAGTACATCGAAGAAAAGAAGCAGTTCAACGACCCTCTTGCCTATCACGATTACACCATGGAGGTTAGGCTCGACAATGGTGAGAAAGTTTGGGAAACCGTAGAAAAGGAACTCATAAAAGACGTAAGTTGAAAATAAAACGACCCTGGCAGGGACCAATTTCTTGCCAGGGTCGTTCAACAACAAACCGTCAAATACTGGAGGCAACCAACATTCGACGTCTCAACTTTAACGTCTGTATTTTTTGACGTCAATAGTAATCGTCTCTACGACAGGCTGCCTTTGTCGAACTTCAAACCATACATAGCAATGCAGGCAGCATCAGCAATCCCGTCGTGAGGTTTTCTTTTTTTGCCAGGAGTCAGGTCTAAACTGGGGATTCTTTGTTTACAGATAAGAACAGCCCTACCTTTGCCCACGCCGGGTGCATCACGGAGTATGGTTTTCTGCCAGGTTTTTGGATGAACGATCAAAAGAGGAACGTCCAGCACACCAAGAATGCCAAGCCAAAGTCCGTAACCTACGCCGATGCTGAACATCGATGTTCCCCCCTGGCCTGGACGAGCCTGTTGTTTCTCGACCACCGCCATCTTGATGCCAACAGTCGCATGAAGCTCAGTCAGAACTTTGCCCATAGCGTTGGAATCGTACTCTCTTCGAGAGCCCTTTCCGATTGGGATCGTAAAGTTTTCTCTGGTGAGCATAACTTTTCTTACTATTCCCTCCTCATCGAGAGCAACGATGGCTCCGTCTTTGCCGGGGTCGATTCCCAGGTAAACTCCACCCATCATTGCTCCACTTGTTCAGGAACCAGTTCATCGAACAACAACGACCCAGGGCTCACACCCAGAGCATCAGCGATTTTTTTGAGACGCATAGTCCTTGGCTGAACTGTGCCTTGAACGTAGCGTTTCAATAGGGAGTAATCTAAGTCCACTTCCCTCGCGAACTCTCGGAGACCCTTACCGTTAGCTCGAATTAGGTAGTGGAGATTCCGTCCAAATGGTTGCTTTCTTTTATCCATTGGTTAATCATATCCTGTGTGGGGGCATTTTCAACCCCCACCCTTGACGGGCGCATGCTTTGCCCCATAAAGTAATTACCAGGAAACTATAATGAGCATTTTGCCATCCGAAAGAGACAGCCTTCTTGTAGATAACCCCAACGAGCCCGTCTCATCAGGACGTAAGATCGTTGATCCAAGCGTGCTCATTGCAACTGCGGAGCGCATGGTTTCCAGAGTTATCGTGGATGCGAATCCCGAACACCGTACCCGAGAGTCAATTTGTCGTTGGCGAGTGGCTAATCTTTTGAGTGCTGTGGACGAGAGCTTGTTCTTCAATATGGTGAGCGGTGCTCTTGATGGAATGAAGAAGACCATTTTGAATCAACAGCCCAACGGAGAATGGCAGCCCTGTGAATATGAAATCGAGATTCGAGAGATCAATGACGAGGCTATCATCTTGATGGGAATCCGTTGGACGGACATCATGGGTCAGGAAGACGTTCAATATCAAAACGGTGCCCCAGCAGTAAACGTGAACGTCACCGCCAAGACTGCTCCTGCTCAACCTGATTCAGCTACCGTAGAACTTTTGAAGTTGCTTGCTGCTGGTCAGCTTTCTAATCAAGACGCCTTGAATAAGCTTCAGTCTTTGGCACAAGAGACCGCTGCTGCAACAGTCGATGTTGAGGAGGACGTGGTGATTAAAGAGGCGACACCTGCCCCTAAATCTAAGAACCCTCGTGGCCGACGTAAGTTAGTCAGGAAGTCCGACTGATACAGTCTCGTCAGGATGAACACTTTGAACCTGCCCGTCGTTAGAAAGCCTTCCGTGCATCTCAAGCTTCCTGCCCCTGGCAAGAGCTTGAACACGATTCTCTCCTTTCTCGGCGGCTCGTTCAGCATACTTTGCTGCTCGTGCGATTCCTTGATGGCTGATTTTGTTTTTCATTTGCCTACTATATCTTAGGAGAATCATTTGTCTAAACCAGAAGGTTGGTTCGAAGCTCGTAGAGCGGGTCTCGGTGGCTCTGACATTGCCGCTGTACTCGGCTTGTCTAAGTGGCAAAGCCCTATGGATGTTTGGGCTGCAAAGCGCGGACTGTCAGAAGAAGTTGTTGAAACAAACGCAATGCGCCGGGGTCGCCTTCTGGAGTCAGCCATTGCAAATTGGTATCAGGAGGAAACAGGACTTGAGGTTTTGGATGGCAATGAAATGCCAATTGTAGGACCAAAACCTTTCATGCTTGCTTCCCCCGACAGGTACGTCAGTGCTGGGAAAACTCGGTTCGGGTTGGAAATAAAAACGGCGCGTAGCGTTGACGGCTGGGGAGATGACCTTGGCTCTGGCGTACCTGTTTACTATGCCACTCAAGCAGCATGGTACATGGCTTGCACAAACATTGACCGATGGGACTTTGCTGTGTTGTTCCTCGTGAACGATGAGTTCCGTCGCTACACTTTGATTCGAGACAAGAAGACCGAGAAGAAGCTGGTCAAGAAGTGCGGCGACTGGTGGAAGAGGCATGTTGTTGGAGGGGAGCCTCCACCCATCGACGGCTCATCAGCGGCGGACAAATTTTTGCAGGGTAAGTATGATAATCCAAATGAGGAGTATCGACTGGCTGTTCCTGAAGAGGAAGAACTAATCTTTGAACTGGACGATATTCAGAACGAAATCAAAGCACTCAAAGAAAAAGAAGCACTATTCAAAAACCAACTCAAAGAAAAGATTGGGGAGAACGCAGGACTTAGAGGAACGTTTGGAACAGTAAGCTGGAAAATGTCTAACGGACGAACAAGCTTAGATTCCAAAGCTCTTAGAAAAGCGCACCCTGAAATAGCTAAAGAGTTTTCTAAAACAAGCGAACCAAACCGAATCTTTCGAATGAAAGTTCAACACAAGAGAGGCAACTAATGGCCAAGAACGAAATCGCAAACAAACCGCCAACCAAGATGGAGAAGTTCAAGGACCTCATCAACAACAAGATGAAGGACCAAGTAGCATCCATCCTCCCCAACCATCTGACTCCAGAGCGGATGTGCAAGGTTCTTATTGTAGAAGCCAGCCGCAATCCCAAGCTAATGGAATGCACCAGCATCTCCGTAGCTGAATCGGTCATGCTGTCGGCGCAGCTTGGCCTGGAGCCAGGAGGAACCCTGGGCCACATCTACTTCATTCCCTACGGCAACAAGTGTACGCCTATCATTGGCTACAAGGGATACCTGGAGCTTGCTCGACGCAGTGGTCAGGTGGCACGCCTCGATGCTCGCGTCGTCTATGAAGGCGAGAAGTTTGACGTGAGCGCAGGGCTTCACCCCAACATCGAGCACAGTGTTCGTGGAGACGTGGATCGCTCAGACGACAAGATCGTAGCAGCTTACGCTGTTGCTGTTCTCAAGGACGGCTCCTCCTACTTCGAGGTGCTGTGGAAGGTAGACATCGACAAGGTTCGTCGTCGGTCCAAGGCTGGACGTAGCGGGCCATGGGTAGACGATTACTCTCGGATGGCTCGCAAGAGCGCTATCCGTGCGCTGTTCAACGGCGGCACAGTGCCTATGTCCTTCGAGCTTGCAACCGCTGTTTCTGCGGATGGAGATGATCCTCACGCAAAGATGCCTCCTATCGACATCACGCCAATCGTTGGCGAGGATGAACCCAAGGAGGTAAATGGAATGAGCGACCTTGGTGCGGCCCTGGCATGAAGCCGCTCAAGCGCATTTGCTTTGAATGTGATCACCGATACACGGGCGATGAACGTTGCCCAAAATGCGGGTTCTTTTCAGGCGAACCTATACCGACAAAAAAGAACCCCCGGAAACGCTAAGTCTCCGGGGGTTTTTCTTAGGCGTCTGCTTCAGCGCCTTCTTCTTCAGGAGCTTCGGCGGGTGCGGCAGGCTCCGGGGCTGGCGTCTCTTCAGCCGGAGCTTCGACGGGGGCTTCTTCTGCTGCCTCCTCGTCGCTTGAGTCCATTAGATGACAAGTGCCAAAGGAAGTCGAGATGACCACGACTCCGCCAATCAAAGCAACCCGAGGGTTGAGCTTCTTCCAAAGTTCTTTCAGTTTTTCCATTACGTCTCCTACGACAGGTCATCTTCGGTGATGAGGGTATAAGTGAAGACCTCAGCCTCCGATGCCTTCCAGATCTTAACCGCTTCTTCCCAGTCTGCGATTCGTGCAAACACCTGGCAGCCAGCCGACCATTTATCTACTCGCGTAGAGTTCTCTCCAGCATGATGCAGATTCACGCCGTACCAGCCCTCGATTCCGGGGTCGTCGTCATGGCCAAACGACAAAATGTTATTCCGATCATTGTCTCTCCAGACGCGAATGGGCGCTGCCCGTTGACACAACGTTAAGTACTTTCCACGGTGCATATCCCACTTGTAGGCACGGTAGGAACCAGGCACCATGATGGCTGTGCCAGCGGAACTTCCATAGACCTCAGGATGCTCTAAACAATAAGTCCCTGGGTCCGTAGTGATTCTGTACTTCTTGTGCTGCCACAGTCCGTTGTTCACCCAAACCAAGTGCATCTCATCATCGAAGCTGTTGGCAATAGGATTGTTTGAGCGCACACCAATCGTGTTGATCTGCCCATCGGTATAGACCTCGTAACCTTTGGCTTTGAGCACACCAATGATAGCAGGAGGATCGTCAGACACTTCAGGCTGCTCTGGCTCCTCAGCGGCCTGTAAAGCATTGAGGGTGTTGGGCCCTACGATTCCGTCTGCGGCCAGTCCTGACGCCTGCTGGAAGCGCTTCACGGCTTTCTCAGTACCACTACCAAAGATTCCATCGACGCCGATTTGGCCATAGCCCTTGTCGTTCAGCGCCTTCTGGATTTCTTTAACCTCGTCGCCTCTATTTCCTTTCTTGATCAACATAGGATGCCTCCTGCCCAGGCTGAGGACCACACGTCTTGTCCTCAGTATTGTTGTTGGCACCCTGAACAGAAGGCTTGCGATCTTTAAAACCAATACGAACGACTGTCACTGATGACTTTCTAATTTTCATCTTTTCAGTGGAGCGATGCCTATACGACCGGGTAACCGTCTTCATATCTACGTCGAAATGAGGATTCGATAGGTGACGCTGCTGGCAGGCGCTGTTGATGCGGCTGTGCTGCCCGCAGAAGTGCCGCCTACAGTGACACAAACAGCCTTGAGTCCCGAACCGTATGTGTTGCCTGTTGGGCTTGAGTAAACCCGAGTCACACTAGCAGGGCACATAAAAACCCATTCTGGGTGCGTTGTTGCATCTCCGCCTACATTCACAGTTCCAGTGGTGTCGTAGAGTTTTACATACACTGGAACCGTATTCTGAGTGTTGTCGATTTCGACTTTAAACAAAGTCCCACTGGTTCCATCCAAAGTTTCGACATTATGGTCAGCGTCAAGATTCACACAGTGAAACGTGCCGACGTCTGAAATAACGGATGTTTTTACGAGTGCTGATGCCATTTCTACCTCACAACCATGCTGAGTGTCAGACTGCCTGCATCAGGGTTAGAAGTTCCAGACGTACCAGCGGAATCTTCACATGCATAAGTCATATTAGTAAGAGCGATTCCATCAATGATTTGCCAAACAGTCCGACCACCATTGGACCCGGAACCCTCTGCTTTAATAATAATGTCAGGTTCGGTTGTGCCCACAGTTGCAGTTGATGCGTTGTAAACTTTCAAAAATGCTGGATTGGAGTGGCTGTTAATCAAGTGAAAGCTGTGGATAGTAGCAGCCCCAGCAAACACATCAGTAACGGCAGTGGCCGTAGCAGCAGTGTCGATAAACATGAAATCGACTTGAGTTATCGAGTTCTTACCAGTATTAATCGCCATTTATCCGTTCCTCGTTGCAGGAGTGGGTGGGTTGGTAGGCTGGTTTACAGGGGGAGCAGCCGCTGGCTTTTCTGCAATTGCAGACTGAACGATGTCAAGACATCGCTTCAACCCTTCAGGCATACCATCGTCACGAGCAATCACCTTGACGTTGTACTTTGCCGAGTTGTCCGATGAACGAGTGCTTTCGCTTTTCGCAGAGATAGATCCGTGAATCTTGACATCAACACTGACTGGTCCCCAACCTGCTTTGACGTGAGTGTCCATGGCCGCTTCATAGTCCCGGCTACTCTTTTCAGAGGTGCTGGACTTTACTTCCATGGTGAAGTCAACCTCAACTTCCTTGACCTGCAAAGAAGGAGTGTTCAAGATTGCCAGGATAGGAACGTCAAGCTGATTGGTAATTTCTGTGTACCCACCGCTGCCGTCATTGACTGGCTTCGTGTATGTAAAGTCTACCGTGCGGGCTTTCATCACTCCGTTGGAATCTGTTTCGAGTCCGACGTTCTGGATAAAGTCAGCAGTTGCTTTTGCGAGTTGCACCTGTGAATCACAGGCTGCTTTGAGTGGACCACCAATGAGTTGATCCATGGGGAGACCACCAAACTGGTCGGACATTTTAACGAGGCCGTCTGCCATGTTTCACTCTACCTTTTTTTGCCTTTATGAAGGCCGTGAGATGCATGCTGCTTACCTTTTTTGGTAGCAGCCCTTTTAGCTTTGTTTGCAGCAGCCAGTTTTTTCCGGCCTGCTGAGGTGGACTTTAACTTAGAGATAGTCTTAGCGGGTGCATAAACTTCACCAGTCTTGCCGCTTGGCTTCCCTGATGGGGTTCTCCATTTTTGTTTGCCCCATTTCTTCAAAGACTTTTGGCTCTTCTTAAGTGCCATTACTTGCGCTTCCTGCTGGTGTAGCTGGGTTTTGCACGTTCCTGCTTTGCCATGGTCTTCGACAATTTCTTAGTGGCCTTTGACTGACGAGCATGCATTTTGGATGCCTTAGCAAGCTCCTTGCTGACTTTTGCAAGCTTCTTAGATGCTTTCATGATTTGTAGCCTCCACCTTTGGCTCTGTACTGCTTGGCAAGCATTTGTGCTTTTCGTGCTGACCACTGACCAGGCTTACCGCCTTTGCCGCCTGCTTTGATTTTCTTGAACAGGTTCTTTCGCATAGTGGGCTTGGTATAGTTGCCAGCCTCATTCACACGAGATTTAGATTTCTTACTCATCGTTTCTTAGATCCCTTTTTGGCTTTCTTCAATTTCTTAAAGTCCGCCCCAGTGATCTTCTTACGGGGGGGTGCGACTGCTGCAAGTTTCTTTTGTTTTGCACTGTATTTTTTGTACGGCATTACACTACCACTTGACCTTATCAGCCCAATACGCAGCACTCATCTTCCCTTTGGCAATGTTCTTTGAGTGCCTTGCTTTGAAGCTGGCTCGTTTTTTAGTCATTGTTTTAGACTCGCCCTTCTTTGGCTTGCCTGCTGTCTTTGCACCCTGTTCACCAAACCGAATTGTCTTCACCTTGTTGCCTTCTTTAGCCAACACAACGTGTGATTTCTTAGGATGCTTAGGAGTCCGCTTTGGCTTGTTGTAGCCAGACACTCCGAGCTTTGCCATTCTGGGGTCTTTCTTCGCTGGCATATCGTTCCTATGGCAGAAGTTTGATTAGTTGATTGTCGATTCTGGCGTATCCCTCAGGAGGCTCTTGACCCTTGAAGGTTATTGAAATCTTAGCAGTATTACGCTTTTTAGCAAACCATCCATTGCCACCAATAGTGGGATTGATTCTCAACTTCCGATGTTGGCATCCAATGTCCGCTCCTTCCTCCATGCCTTGAAGTTCGACGTCCATTTCTACCGTCATCTGATCAATGGCGAGAGATTGGCCTGTTACCAGCGTCTGCATTGGAACCTGGATGTCTTTGTGTATCTGCTTGCCCTCCTCCCACACGGGCAATCTGACAGTAACCATGCGAGGTCTGTAGATAGGTTGACCATCTGCATCCTTGTCGCCTGTATCAATCCACCACTCTTCTTCTCGAATGTGATTGAGTTCATGGGTCTCTGCAATATCAGTAGACTTTACGACCGCTGTTTGAATCGCCTGAACAAACTCATCGAGTGAGAACTCAGCCAAGTTGCCTCCTGGGGTTGTTGTTTAGGCTACATTCCGTCTTGCAGGGTCTCCTGCTCTGAACGCTGTTGCCATTCTTCAGATACCTTGTCCTCACTGATTGGTCCACCAGCAGCCCAGGTATAGCAAGCACGAGCACTGTGGCATTTGAAGTCGTGCATCCAGCAATATCCCAGTTCGCCGTCCTCATCTTCAATTGGCTCTGACGCAGGACCAGGCATGCACTCTTTCATTTTAGGGGAAATATCGAAGGCAATACAGTTGCCACAACGTGATTGCTTTGCAACCTCAACAGTGGTGTTCCAGTGCTCTGCTGCATCTACCCAATACTGTTCATCCTCAAGATTTAGAGGGCCATATTTAATAAATGGCTGTTGAATGGCGTTGTTTCGATTGCGAGTGTTTACTTCTAAGTCGCGAGTAGCCAGGGGGCAGGAGTTTCCGTTAGCCATTTTCTCGATTTCCTTGTTTGAATCCAGCTTGGTAAGCCTCGTACATGTAGAGTACCAGACCTGGACTGACAAACGGTTTTACATCGTCATCTTTAAGCTCTGCGTATTGCATTTTTAAAAGCCAGTTTACAAATGGCTTGTGGTATTTCCACTTCATTTGGCCACTATTACTCACGTTCTCTCTTCAAGACCCGCTCGAAAAGCTCTTCATACTTTCGAGTCATCATCGTGAGCGCTTTGCCCTGTCGTCGATTGGTATTGATAAGGTACGCAATGAATCCGCAAGTCATTCCCAAGTCGAGATACTGAGCTACAACATCCGCCTCCACATCAACTCTCCATGAAAATCGCAATGCATTGCATGATGACAACGGTAGCCAGAATCAAACCTTGGGCTTTGTGGATCGACGATTTGATTCCTTGAATGTCCTGGCGGATGGCAGACACTTCTACCTCCGTTGTGTCAACGCGCTGACCGAGAACAGCCACATCTGTTTCAAGCTTTCGAACACGTTGTTCCATTTCTCAACTTCCTTGCCGG